TATGCAAGGGCTTTCGAATTTGACGAAGAACAAACCGAAGATTTGTTTTTTCATGTTCGAAGAATGGATGCGGAACACCTTAAACGGATTTCCGCGAAGATAGACAGTAAAACAAAGGCGAAGAAGTAATGGCAAAAGGTTTGTTAGATTTGGCGGCAAGCATGGAACGGAAGGCGAAAGCAATTAACGCCGCCGCTTCGCAACTTGCCGTCGAAACTGCGCAAACAATTGTCGGCGACTTGGCATTTAAAACGCCGGTCGATACTTCGCAAGCTTTGTCGAACTGGATTGTAACACTTGACACGCCTTCAACCGGAAAGATTAAGCCGCATTTTCCGGGCGAAGGCGGTTCTTCGCAAAAGTCTAGCGCAGGCGAAACGATAAACCAAGCGCGCGCCGTATTGGCTAAAAAGAAGCCCGGCCAAAAGATTTATATAACGAATAATCTTCCTTATATTCGTCGTCTGAATGACGGATATTCGAAACAAGCCCCGGCGGGTTTTGTTGAACGTGCGGTTTTAATTGGCCGCAAAATGCGCAAAAACTTTAAGATAAAAGGTTAAGAAATGGCAGACGAAAATATTAGCATTGAAATTGCCGACAAGGTTTCGCCTTCCATTTCGAACAAGCTTGTAAAGATTGCCGAAAATGCCCGCGCAGCCGACGCCGCAGTTAAGAACCTAAGAACGCAACTTTCGTCGTTGAATACCGGCGCGCTTAATGTGATTATGCAAAGCGCGCAGAATGCAGCCAACGCACTATCACAAACAACGCTTGCCGCGCAACGTCTGGCAACCGAACAACAGCGAACCGCAAGCGCAGCCGCCCAAGCCGCCGCAGCGCAAACGCGCGCAACCACGGCCCAAACCCAAGGCGCAAGCGCAGCGCAGAACCTAGCCGCCGCCACGACCCGCAGCACGACCGCCCAAACTCAAGGCCAGACGGCGGCGCAGCGCCTAGCGACCGAACAGCAACGCACCGCCGCACAAACGGCCAATGCCGCAGCCGCAGCCGACCGGGCCGCGCTTGCCGCGCTACGGCTTCAACAGGCCCAAGACAGGGCGGCGCAGGCCAGCCGGAACGCTGGAACGTCGATTATGTCGTTCGTTCGCGGCGCGGCTGCATTGGTCGGCGTAGGTCTGTCGGCAACCGCGATTCTTGGCGCAGCCGACGCATATACGGTTCTTCAAAACAAGTTGCAAAACGTTTCGGAAACCGCAGCACAAACCGACGCAATTACGAACCGTTTGTTCGAAACAGCGAATCGCACGCGAACGCCGGTACAGGAAACCGCCCAAGCTTTTACCCGCTTTGATATGGCGTTGAAAAACCTTGGCAAGTCGCAAGACGATTCGTTGCGCCTTACCGAAACCGTTAATAAAATGCTTGTCGTTTCTGGCGCAACTGCCAACGAAGCGGGTTCGGCATTGCTGCAACTTTCGCAGGCATTTAATAAAGGCAAGTTGGACGGCGACGAATTCCGTTCGGTTATGGAACTTATGCCGAATGCAGCCGACGCAATCGCGAAACGTCTTGGCGTAACGCGCGGCGAACTGTTGAAGCTTGCGCCCGAAGGCAAGATTACCGCGCAAGTTATGTTCGACGCATTTACAGCGGCGGCGGCTGGCATAGATGCGAAATTCGGTAAGACGGTGCCCACATTGTCGCAGGCAATGACCGTTCTTCGAAACAACGCGACGCAAACGTTCGGCGAAATGAATAAATCGCTTGGCATTACTGCCGGGCTTTCGAAGGCGCTTATTTTCCTTGCCGAAAATATGAAGACTGTTGCTTTCGTTATTGCGGTCTTGGGCGCTGCGCTGTTGGTCGCATTCGGCCCGGCTTTGATTGGTGCAATTTCCGCCGCAACTTCCGCCGTTTGGGCCTTCACGGTCGCGATTATGTCAAACCCAATCGGGGCGCTTGTTGTGGGCATAACCGCAGCCGTTGCAGCAATCGCAATCTTTGGCGACCAAATCGCCGTAAGTTCCGACGGTCTGGTTTCGTTGAAAGACGTTGCTTTGGCCGTATGGTCGTTTATTTCCGACGGCGCGGGCGCTGTTGCCGGTTTGATTAAGGAATATTGGAATATCGCAATCGACTTCGTTAATTCGAAAACCGACGGCATGGGCGAAAAGTTCCGCAACGTTGGAAGCGCAATCGTTCAATTTGCGAAGACTGTTGTTAATGGTTATATCGGTCTTTGGGTCGGCGCTTATAACGCCGTCGTTAATGGCTGGCAGTTATTCCCCGCAGCAATGCGCGATATTTTCGCAATGGCGCTTAATTCAGTCGTCGGCATTACCGAAAAAATCGTAAATGCTGCGCTTGAAGGTATTAACAAAATTACCGAACTTGCGAACCAAGGCGCGGAAAAACTAGGTATCGGAAAAATCTTCGAAGGCGGCTTGTCTGTTTCGTTGGATAAATACAAAATGGACGTAACCGGCGCGGCTTCGGATTTGGCCGGAACCGTGAAAGGCGCATTTTCTAGCGCATTCGGAACGGATTTCGTCGGAAACGCCGTCGGCGCTATCGAAGCCCGCGCGCGTCAAATCAGCGGCGCACGACGCGCAGCCGAAGGCGCGCAAGGTTCCAGCTTGCGGGGCGCTGGCACTGCCCCGGTTGCTTCGCCGGACGCTAAAGCCTTGAAGGCTGCGCAGAAACGCGCCGACGAAATAGCGAAGGTTAATCGCAACCTTGACGAAGAATTGACCGCGCTTCAACGTTTAGGCCCGGCTTACGTCGTTTCAAATCGTTTGCTTGAAATCGAAAATAATTTGCTTGATAAGAAAATCAAGCTTACGGATTCGGAACGCGAAAGCATTAAGGCGAAGCTTCAAGCAATCCAAGACCAAAAGGCGTCAAACGCACTTAGCGAAATCAATAAAGAACTAGACCAACAATCGCAGATTTTGGGCAAGCTTGGGCCGCAACAAGAAATCGCCCAACAAATGCAACAGTATCAAAACGATTTGTATTCGCGCGGAATCATCCTTAACCAACAGGAAACCGCCGCATTGCAAAAACGCCTTGAAGTATTGCAGCAAGAAAAGGCAGTTTCGCAAGAACTGAATAAAATCTATTCCGAAACGGAAGGCAAGAAACTTTCGCTTCAACAGCAAACGACCGCACTTAATCAAGCATACGCGCAAGGCTTAATTAACCTTGACAACTATTCGAACCGACTTGTTAAAATCGGTTTGGATATGACGAATCTCAAACTTCAAGCGCAGGAAGGAACGTTTAACGACGTTATGATTTCCGGCCTTGGTTCGATTGTTTCGCAATATGAAGGCGTAATGTCGGGTTTGTCGGATGCCTTCGGCGGATTCTTTACAAGCTTTACCGACGGATTCGCGAATAGCGTAGGCCGTGCCATTGTTTATTCGGAAGACTTGAACCAAGCCCTTTCGAACGTTGCAAAAGAAGCCGTCGCCGGTTTGATTTCCGCACTTATCAAGCTTGGTATTCAATACGTCGTAAATGCCGCACTTGGTCAAGCTGTCGGGGCGGCTGCAATGACTGCGCAAACGGCGGCGTCTGCGGCTGCGGCTGCGGCTACGGCGACCGCATGGGCACCGGCTGCGGCCTTGGTATCCCTTGCCAGCTTTGGCGCTAACAGCGTGCCCGCAATGGCCGGGATTACGGCAACTGCGGCCCTTTCCGAAGGTCTGGCACTGGCAAGCGTTGCCGGGTTCGAACAAGGCGGCTATACCGGCAATGTGGGCACGAAGGAAATTGCCGGGGTTGTTCATGGTCGCGAATTCGTATTCGACGCCGCTTCGACTGATAGAATTGGGGTCGGCAATCTTGAAGCAATCCGCAACGGTGCGTCGTATGTTTCTTCGAATACTTCTACGGCTGGTTCCAGTTCTTCGGGCGCGGCTGTTGCGGTAACAATTGAAAATTACGGCACTTCGAAAGACTTTGAAGTTCAACAAATCAGCGAAAGCGAAGTTCGGGTTATTGCACGCGACGAAGCAAGGGCCGCAATTCGAAAAGAAGCGCCTTCCGTAGTTGCCGCAGAAATTAGAAATCCGAATTCTAGCGTGTCTAAGTCTTTGGGCCAAAATACGCAAACGCAAAGAAGGCGATAAAATGGGACTAACTAAATTCATACTTCCGCCGGATAATTCTTCGTATTCTGTTACGGACGGAAAGCAAGTCGTTTCGGTTCAATTGGACGGCGGCGCGGGCCGCTATCGTCGCGATATTTTGGGCGCAACTTCGCGCGTTTCTTGCACTTGGATTCTAGGAAGGGAAGATTACAAATATCTTCGTTCTTTCTTTAGAACTTTAACCGTATCCGGTTCGAAGCCTTTTCTAATTGATTTGATTTTAGACGAAGCGACATTGACAGAACATAAGGTTTATTTTGTTCCCGATTCAATGCAACTTACGGCGCAAAAAGGTTTAACTTATTGGGTTTCTGCGCAGCTTGAGGCATACCCCGCCGAAGTCGATAGCGAAGCCGATTTGATTTACGCGGTTCTTTATGGCGAATATGGCCCGAATTGGAAAACAGAATTTCCAATTACCGAAGATTTGTTGAATCTGATAATTAACACTTATTTACCGGATGATTTGTAATGACTTCATACGCTGAATTTTTCTTAAATTCGAAATCTAGCACGGTTCAACTTGAAACCTTGGAAATTTCGCATCCTAACTTTACAAAGGTTTATCGCATTGTTCGCAATGCTGTTCAAGGTGTTAGCGTAACGCTAGAAAATGGCATTTTTGCCGACTTTGAATATTACCCGCTTTCAATAGAAAACGCCGGAATAAGAAACGACTTAGACCAAGCTATTAAAATAAATCTTGGCGACCTTGGCGAAGTATTGCCGAAAGAATTAGACGAAATAACTTCTAGTTCTGGCCTTGGAACAAAACCAACGGTTATTTATAGAACATATCGTTCGGATGATTTGTCGCGACCGCTGTTTGGCCCGGTCTATCTTGAAGTTTCAAGTTTTGCATTTAATCGCGACGGTTCGACATTTGAAGCCAAAGCGCCTTCGTTGAATATTACAAAAACCGGCGAACTTTATAAGCTAGACCGCTTCCCAATGCTTCGGGGCTTTTTGTGAGCATCGACGCATTTTTTAATCGAACATACGACCGCCGCAATTACAATTGCGCGCATTTCGTTTGTGAAGTCTGGAAAGCGACGACAGGCGAAGACCTAGCCCACAAGCTGCGCGGCTTCCTGCAAGCCCCGGAAGACAGGCGGGCGGTACTGTCCGACCTTCGCAGCTTTGAACGCCTGCAAACCCCGGAATCGCCTTGCCTTGCCCTTATGCAGCGCCGGGGAAGCGCCCCGCATGTAGGCATGTTCCTTCGCGGTCGCGTTTTGCATATTCACGAAATGGGTGTAGAATTTCAACCGATAGACATTGCTTCGCGCGGCTTCGAAAAGATAGGATTTTATAAATGAAAATCGTAACGCTTGCACTCAATCCGCTAGACCCGGAAACTTGGACGAATCACGAAGTCGCAGATATTCGCGAATTTTTAATGCAAGAATTCAGCGAATGGCCGCAAACCGCCCGTATTTACGAAAAACAAGTTTCAAGCGCAACCGACGTAACGCCTTCTTCGGAAGCTGAAATAGAACGCTTGGGCGAACTTGAAGGCCCGTTTTTTGTTGTCGTATATCCTGCCGAACCAATTACGATTATTTATGCAATTGTCGCAATTGTAGTCGTTGCCGCCGTTGTTATGGCTGCGCAGCAACCGCCAATGCCGACGCTTCGCAATACGCAACAACAGTCGCCAAACAACGAACTTTCGGAACGTTCGAACAAGCCGCGCCCGAATGCCCGCATTCCTGACATTTTCGGAACGGTTCGTTCTACGCCCGACCTTATCGCGGTTCCTTACAAGATATTCGAAAATAACGAAGAAGTCGAATATTCTTATATGTGCATTGGGCGCGGTTATTACGATATTCCTTCCGACGAAGTGCGCGACGATTCAACCCGCGTTGTTGATATTGCCGGAACTTCGGTTAGCATTTACGCGCCTTTTACTTCGCCGAATTCTGGCGATTTGCCGCAACTTCAAATCGGAACTTCGATTGCAACGCCTGTTTTAAACGCGGTTCGTTCCAATGCTGTTAATGGTCAAGTCTTGCGACCGCCAAACGACCAAAACATAAGGGGCAATCAAAACATTCGTTTTGCAACGCCGAATCAAGTTCAAAATTCAACTTATGATTTTACCGATAAGTTCGGCGCGGGCGATAGCCTTACAATTCAAAACGCGGCGGTTTATACGTCTTACAATACTTCAACAAAAACCATTGTTGCAAGCAACGACAGTTCGTTTCGCTTTTCCATTCCGTCTTCTACGCTTCCGCCACTTTATACGGCTGGCAAAGAATGCGCTTTAACCGGCGCACTTTTTAACGTAACAAACGGCGAAGGCTTCGTTATTGCAAGTTACGACCTTTCCGGCGTTTATACGATTGCTTCGGTAAATTTGGTAACCGAAGGAACGGGAACGTTTTTAGACCCTTACGTTTATTTTTGCCGAATTGTTTTGTCCAATCCGTCTTCGATAAGTCCGAAATGGTCGGAAGCGAACGGTTCGGCTTCAACAAGTGCGGCGATTCGCGTTCCCGACGGAACTTTGCTTTACGACCTTTCCGGCGTTTATACGATTCTTTCAGTTTCCGACGATACTTTGGTTTTGTCTAACCCGTCTTCGGTTAATTCCGATTGGGGAGTTATTACGACGACGCCTTACATGAGTCCGATTCTTTCCACTTCCGGGCCTAAATGGGTCGGGCCTTTCATTCTTGACAAACCTAACTTGTCGCAAGTATTCGGAAATTTTGTCGCGTTAAACGGCCTTTATAAAGACGACGGTAAGAACCAACTTCGCTTCGACGTAGTTTGCGAAATTGAATTGACGCCAATTAACAACGACGGTTCGCCGCGCGGGGCCGCCGAAACGTTCCAAGCGACTATCGAAGGTTCGGCAACATATAGAAGCACGCGCGCGGCGACTTTGAAATGCGACCCCACATTTACCGGGCGTTGCAAGGTTCGCGCCCGCCGCGTTACGCCTTCCGATTTGACTTTCGAAGGTTCCGTAGTTGATGAAATTAAATGGCGCGACGCTTATTCAATTTCGCCGGTTTCTGAAACGCACTTCGGCAACGTTACGACAGTTCAAGCCGTAACTTATGCAACGGCTGGCGCGCTTGCTTTGAAAGAACGAAAATTGAATATGCTTGTTACGCGAAAGATTCCGGTTCGCGTTAGCGGTTCGACGTTTTCAAACGAACTTTACGCAACAAACGACGCCGCCGAAATCATTTCTTATTTGTGTTTGGATAAATACATAGGAAACCGCCAAGTTTCCGAAATAGATTTCGAAGCTGTTTATTCTGCAATTGAAGAAGTTAAAGAATATTTCGGAACAGATAAAGCCGCCGAATTTTCTTATACGTTCGATTCGAACAATCTTTCTTTTGAAGAAACTGTAAAATCTGTTTCAGACGCCGTATTTTGTACGGCTTACAGACGCGGCAATATAATAAAACTTTCTTTCGAACGCGAAACCGACGATTCGACGTTGTTGTTTAATCATCGAAACAAATTGCCCGGTTCTGAAACAAGAACTATTCGTTTCGGCAATCAAGACGACTTCGACGGCGTTTCTTTCCAATATATTGACCCGGAAGACGACGCGCAAGTTACTTATTACATTCCCGAAGACCGTTCCGCAGTTAATGCGAAAGAAATAGAAAGTTTGGGCGTTCGTTCAAAGCTTCAAGCTTATTTCCATGCTTGGCGCATTTGGAACAAAGTTCGCTTTCAAAACGTAGTTACCGAATTTACGGCTACGCAAGAAGCCGATTTGTTGGTAAATAACGACCGAATTTTGGTTGCGGACAATACAAGACCTGACACAAGGGACGGCGAAGTTTTATCGCAAAATGTCCTAGAACTGAAATTGTCGCAAGAAGCCGAATTGGGCGCAGGTTCGAATATTATTTTTCTTCAACATACAGACGGAACCGTAGAAAGCATTTCGGTTTCGCCGGGCAGTTCGCCCCGGCATGTTGTTTTAAGCCGCGCCCCGCGCCTTCCGCTGGCCCTTGCCGATGACCTTTACGCCCGAACGACGTTTATACTTGTGGGCAACAGCGAAACACGCGAAAATGCTTTTTTGGTAAGCGAAAAAGAATCGCAAAGCAACTTCACTTCGACAGTAAGGGCCGTTAATTACGACAGTCGTTATTATTCGAATGATAAAGATTTTATTAACGGGTTTGTGAATGAAAACGGCGACGCTGTTTAATAACTGCCCACATTAGGAGAAAAGAAAATGGCGCAACTTCCCTTAGACGAAGCTGTTTCGCGTTTGAAAGAAAACGAAGACCGCTTGGATACTTTTGTTAATAAAAGTGGCGTATATTCAACTAACGAAGTGGTTTCGCGTGAAGTTGAAACCGTGCCGTCGCTTATGCAACGTTTGAAAGAACGTTATTTGTCGTTGCTTGATCGCGGCGATTGGACGACGGCGACCGCATACGCAATCAACGACCTTGCAAAGAACGCCGGAACGATTTACCTTTGCACCGAACCGCATACGGCGGGCACTTTCGCAACCGACAAAGCGGCGGGTAAATGGGTTCCTTATAACGGCATTGAAGAAGCCGAATTGAAAGACCGACAAGCCATTGTCGGCGTGCGCAGCCGCCCCGCTTTTATCGAACAGTTCATAACCGGAATGTTCGGGCGCGGAATGATTACCGCCGAAAGAATCAACGTAACGACGGAACAAACTATAACGGCATCTTTTGCCGCTGGCGCTACTTCCGTTTCCGTTTCAAACAATGCAGCTTTTGCCGCTGGTTATTGCGCAACTATCAAACATGATAACGGGAAATATCGAACTTATTTTGTAAGTTCTATCGGAAGCGGAACAATCGGGATTCTTCCGACACTTCGTTACCCTGTATCCGCTGGCGCGAAAATTGAACGTACTTGGTACAATCGCGCGCATCCGGGCAAGTTTTACATTCGCGAACTTGCGCAAAGAATCGCGCATTCAACCGAAATTGAAGCTTCTGCGCCGGATTCGTCGCGCGTTCTTTTTACGAACTTTGCCAGCAATCCGAACACTTACGAAGACACTTTGAAGCCGCTAGGTTCGGCGACTATAAATTATTACGACGCAACAAACGTCGGAAGTACAGGAAACGTTAGTTCCCCGGCGCGTTTTAATATCGGTCGTTCCGCTTTTATATCGCTTACCGCAAACAACGGCGACGGTTGCGAAACGCCAATGTTTGAAGTTCCTTCGGCAATGCAAGCGGTCGCAAAGATTGTGTTTTTATCTGGTGTATCAGCGGCGACTGTTTGCAAAGCAAACGTAATTGCAAACGACGGCACGGTTTTAGCTTCGAAACGACTTATCGGTTCTACGGTCGCACAAATTTTCGACATTCCGTTTTATACGCGAAAGGCGGAATCGTTAAAAGTTCAAATTATTATTGAATCTGGCGCGGTTGCTTCGACATTCTTTATTTTAGACCAAATCGACGTATTTAAAGCGCCTGAATTCAACGGGCCTATTATTTCGAATGCCGACGCGAAGGTTCTTGTTATCGGCGATTCTTGGGTAGCTGGCGACCTTGGAAACACGCCGGAACGCGAACCAATGACAACCCAACTTGCTATCGAATTGCCTTACGCGACCATTATTAACAAAGGCGTCGGCGGCAACAAGATTCAAGACATTATCGCGCGTTTCGAAACCGACGTTACGCCGTATACCCCGGATTATGTCGTAGTCAATACCGGCACAAATGATACTTACAATCCGGCTTCGGGCGTATTTTATCCGAATTCAGTTGATTACTTTATCAATCAATATAATTGGTTGATAAACCGAATTATTGAAATCGGCGCACGGCCTATCATTATCGGGGTTCCCGGTTTGGCTGAATCGGCTACGGAAGGCGGTTATGTAACTTGGCAGTTGAACGACCGGGCTAAAATGTATAGTCGTTATTTTTGGGAACGACTGGCAAAGAACCCGAAGCGCGCCGGAACTAGAAGCGGTCTTGTTATGCGCAAGTCTGACAAAACTTTGACCGACGCAGACGGAACAACGCCGAATGTTGCCAACTGTTCTACGGTCGAACTTAACTACGCTTCCGCAACAACATTAACGAATCTTTTAGGCGGCGTCGAAGACCAAGTTTTAGAACTTCGGGCGAAGACTGGAAACGTTACGCTTAAACACGGAACAATGATTTTGAACGGCGCTGCAAACGTAGTTCTTACAAATAACAGCATTATTACATTTGTAAGAGCAAACCCCGTTGCGTCTTCGGCTTGGTACGAAGTTTCGCGTTCAATTAAATAAACTTCCGCAAACAACTAACCCCGCTTCGGCGGGGTTTTTTATTAGAAGAATAGTTGCGCTGTTTCGGCTTTTTTATACGCCCCGCAATCGTAAAGCATTTCGACGGCTTCGTTAATATACCATTCGTAATTTATATCGTCTGGCAGTTCTTCCGGCAAATCCATTACCGGGCGCGCGCCGTCTGTTTTACCGACCTTGTTTCCGCTGCCNACATACGCAATATAACCGGCTTCGCCTTTCGGGTAATACCAACGAACGACCTTGCCTAAATATTGGCCGTTCTTTTCGCCGCCGCCTTTAACGTTCTTAACCGATACAAAGCGCCGAACGTCTTTGCATTCCTTAATTGTCTTTTCGACTGGCGTTCCATTCTTCAAGAAAGAAATAACCGCGTCGCTGCATACCAAGGCTTCGGGGTTCTTCGACTAGAATCGAATTAAGCGCCGAACCGTCGTTCGCAATAAGCGCCCTTGGTCTTGACGCCCAAACGTTCGTCTAAGTAAACGCGCTTCGGCGTCGCCGCTTTCTGTCTTTACTGCGACATACGAATTAACGTCGCGACTATAAACGGCGGCATATCGCGTTTCTTCGGTCTTGAAGTTGGTTCGCTTTTCCCATTCGGCAATAATCGCCCTTACTTCGTTATGGCGGTCTTTGTGATACTTCGAAACAATGCCGTCGGTATTGCCTGAAATAACCGAAATGCCCGCTTCTTCTAGCATTTCGATAAGCATAAGCAAAACAAGTTGCCCGGTAATCGTTACTTGCAACATAAGTTGCGGCGCGTAAAGCGTTGAATATTTGTTACCAAGTTTGCCGAAGCTTCCGTTAATCGTAATCTTCAAACTGTCGGCAATTGTCTTCCAACGCTTCGCCCCGGCTTTGTCGCCTGCCTTCTTAGCCTTCGCGGCTTCGTTCTTTGCATGAATGCGGGTTTCGACAATGGCGTTATAAACCTGCAAGAACGCTTCGCCAAGGTGCGACGGGAACAGCCTTTGATTAAGGATGATTCGCGGATAAAACGATTCTACGTCGTTATCCGCCAAAATGATTTCGTCGGTCGCTTTATGCGCGGCTTTCTTTTCGGTTGAATGCAAACCGCCCATGCCTAGTTTATAGACGCTGGAACCGATTTTAACTTTCAGTTTGTCGATTTCTTCCGGCATTATCGGCGACCCTAAGCCGTCAAGATAGAACCGGGCGTTCTTGATTACTTCGAACATATCGCGCAACTGTTGCGACCGATACGAAATGAAATCCGGGGCGTTGTATTGCAAGACCAAATCGGCGGCAAGTGTGGGCTTGCGCGGGTAATAGCCTAGAACCTTTTGCAGTTCGCTATTAATCACGGCTTCGGCTACTTGCGCATCGGATTTCGAACGAAGGTCTATGCCGTATTCTTCCGACATTTCCATTCGCAATTTAATTTCGGGCGCAAGTTCGTTAAATAGAAGTTCCGTATTCGCTAAGTCATTGCAGCAATAAGGCCGCACTATTTCGGCGTCTTCCTGCGTCAATACATGGTCTTCGGGAAATGGCAAGTCTTGCATACGTTCGCAATGCAAGCGCCCCGCGTACAGCTTCAACGAACCTTGAAGCGGCGCAACTTCGATAAGGTCGATATGATTGTATCGGCCAATTTGTACGCCGTACTTCTTTTCAAACGCGAACGGCGTTACCTTTTCGGTTCCATAGTTCGGCCCGCTTTTAATGATGAAATCGGACGCTTCTTTAAGCTTCGCGCAGCTTGCCCCGCGTGCGGCAAGTTCAATCATCGGCAAGTCATAATTGCGCGAATTGAAGCCGACGATACAGAACCGCCAAAGCATCCAAAGAAGCTTCGTCGGGTTAAAGTCATGGTCGGGGCTGCGTTCAAACGCGACGAACTTTCCGTTATCAAGCGACTTAAACGCTACGTAAAAGAAATTTACGTAAGTTTCAACGTCGAAGACGAAGACACTTCCGGCAGGCATTGCTGTTAGTTCTTCGTCCGACATAAATTCGACAGGCCGCAAAGCCTGTCGAATGCTTGCGGCCAGCTTATCGACGACGCGGCTTTTCTTTGCGACGATAAAGCCTTGTTCGTTAATCATGCGAAAGCCCCTTAAAACGGTATGTCGTCTTCGTAACTGTCCGACGGATTATGCGTCGCTTCGCTGCCAAGGTCAAGACCCATAAGAACGCCGCGCAAATTGTCGCCGAAAAATACGACCTTGTTTGCTTCCGGTGCGAAATGCGCTTTCTTAAACGCATGTTCGACGGAAAGAAGCAACTTCGCAGAGAAGCCCATTCGTTCCGGCAAGCCTTCGATTTTGTACGTCGAAGCTTCTTCTTTGTGCATCTTCGACAAAACCGCGCCGTCGTCGAAGAATACGTTTCCGTTCGGGCTGAATGACTGAATCGCGCGAACGCCGTTGTAAAAATCGTCGGGAACCGGCCAAGGGTTCAAGCCTTCAACTTCGAAAACGACTTGGTAATTCGGGTAACGTTCGCCGTAAAGTTGCGTTTTGATAAACGCCCCGTTTTCGAAATAAAACGTTGCCGACGACGCCGAAAAGCCGAAGCCGGTAAGGGCCGGGCCAGCCTTGGCGACAGCGACCGCCGCGCACTTCGGAAGCATCATGCCGGGCGGAAGGTCGATACCGTGCCACGCTTCCAGCAAGGCCGCCCCGTTGGTCGCGACGGCGCTTCCGGCTTGCAGCAAGACGGCGGCATAGGTCGCATTCGGTGCGCCGTCTGTCGCAAGCCCTGCGACCGCAGCGAAGGCCGTTTTAATCCGGTCGTCGATTGTGGCGCATTGCGGGTCGGGCGCGG